AGGGGGGGGGGTGGGTATATGTTATAACACTGTTCTAAATTTTTACCTTATTTTCCAATTTACTAGAAACTCGTATAATATAAAACTAACACTATGCTAAATTTTACCTTATTTTCCAATTTACTAGAAACTTAGTACAATTACACACACAATCTTCTCTGATAAAGTATTATAAGGTTAACATAGTAGAAATTTAATTGTGACATCACATATTTCTTTGGTATAATAGACAATTCAACCACTACTACAATTATAATTACTATTATGTCTAGATTAAACTACCTAAATCCTAATCGTGAGTACACTGATAAGCAAAAGAAGTTCTTAGAGGTTTACTCACAGTCTTTAGAAATTAAACAAGCAGCTAAAGAAGCACAATATACCCAAGTATCTCCAGTCGTAGCCTCTTTGAAAGATGAGATCATTACTATTGCAGAGAATTACCTAGCCATTAACGCAGGTAAAGCCATTGATACTGTAGTATCTGCCATGGATGCTGATGGTGTACCTCAACTAGCACAAAGACTTGATGCAGCTAAGACAATCCTAGATAGAATTGGTATTGTTAAGAAGGATAAGATTCAAGTAGAAGCCAATATCGAAGGTGGTATCTTTGTATTACCAGCTAAAGTAGAATAACTACTATGTCTGATATGTCTAACAAAGTAGATATTGTCCTACCTGACTTTATGGACATTGTCTTTCAATATAAAGATGTACCCATACCTGAGTCTTGTAGGAAGAAGTTAATAAAGTATAAAGCTCCTAAGTGTGAGCTCTCTAAAACAGAGCCTAACTCAGACGTAGATATCTTTAATTACTTTCGTCTATTAGAAGACATACCTCTTACTAAAGATGAATTAGTACATCTATATATCACATATACTATGAGGGACTTTGTCAAGAGTACAGGTGAACCTTATTCACACCCTCTTGATAGGATACAGTACTTACTCAAGAAGCATAAGGTACAAGTCTACTCTGTTAAACATAAATCTAAACCTAAACCTAAGAAAGAACCTAGACCTAAGAAACCTTTACGTACTAGACCTAAGAATGCTACTATAGGTAAGGTACGTGAGTATAGAGCTTCTAAGGCAATGGATGACGCTAAGAACTGTCATGATCAAGCCAAGCATAATACTAAGAAAGAAGAAATTAAGTTAGAGAAGCTAAGACAAGAACTAGAACTGCAAGAAGAGAAAGTAAAGAAGACTACTAAGCTTCGTGATAAGAATGAAGTTAAGCTTAAGAAAGAAAGAATAAAGAGCTTGGATGATTCTAAACTACAAACTAAACCTGTAGAAGTAGATGAGAAAACTAAGAGTGCTCTTAAGAATAAGAAGATTATCTTTCAACCCAATGAAGGACCTCAGACAGCCTTCCTAGCTGCTAGTGAAACAGATGTCTTATATGGCGGTGCTGCTGGTGGTGGTAAGTCCTATGCTATGATTGTCGATCCTTTGCGCTACTGTAGTAATAGTAGTCATAGAGCACTTGTACTTCGTCGTTCTATGCCTGAGCTAAGAGAGCTTATAGATAAGTCAAGAGAACTTTATCCCATAGCATTTAGAGGGGCTAAGTTCAAAGAAGTAGAGAAGACATGGTACTTTGCTTCAGGTGCTCAAGTAATGTTTGGTTACTGTGAGAAGGATAGTGATGTCTACCAGTACCAAGGTCGTGCATTCTCTTGGATTGGTTATGATGAGATTACTCACCTTGGCACTGAGTTTCCTTGGAACTACCTTGCATCTCGTCTACGTACTACAGATCCTAACCTACCCACGTTCCTAAGATGTACAGCTAACCCTGGAGGTCCTGGACATCAATGGGTTAAGAAAAGATACATTGATCCTTCTCCTGCCAATGAGTCTTTCATGGGAGAGGATGGTATACAACGTAAGTTCATAGCAGCTACTTTGCATGATAACCCTCATCTATCTTCTGATGGTCGTTATGAACAAATGCTTAAGTCTCTTCCTGAAGTACATCGTAAAAGATTACTCAATGGTGATTGGGATGTTAATGAAGGAGCTGCTTTCTCTGAGTTCAACCCAGCAATGCATGTCATAGAACCTTTTGACATACCTCCTAACTGGGAAAGAGTTAAAGGAGTAGACTATGGTTATGCTGCTGAGTCTGCTTGTCTATGGGCTGCTATAGACCCCAGTGATGGTACTCTTATTATCTATCGTGAACTATATGAGAAAGGTCTTACAGGTGAAGCTCTTGGACATAAGATGACTGCCTATGAAGATGATGAAAGAAGATCTATAGCAGGAGTACTTGATACAGCTGCATGGAATAGAACTGGATATGCTGGGCCTACCATAGGTGAAGAGTTAGTTAAACAAGGACATAGACTAAGACCTGCTGATAAGAATAGAATAGCAGGTAAGGTACAAATCCATGAGAGACTTAAGATAGCTGAGAGTGGTAGACCTAAGATGCAAATAGTATCTACCTGTATTAATCTAGTAAGAGAGTTGTCTTCTATTCAATACGATAAGACTAAGACAGAGGATGTAGATACTAAGATGTCTGATCATGCCTATGATGCTCTTAGGTACTTAGTTATGTCTAGACCAAGAATGGAGACTAGAGAAGAACTTTCTTTTCAATTCAAGCAACAAGCCATGTTACAACCCACTGATACTTTCTTCGGGTATTAACTTTATTATACCCATGAGTGTGACATTTATAAACACAGTGGTATAATGTATTCTCAACAATATTACTAGGTATAAGACAAACATGGCTGATGCAAATAATCTAGAAGAATCATTTAGAAATGCCGATGATGTCTTATCCATAGATCCTTCTCTAAGTGAAGTAGAAGATATCATAGATCTAACTCAGATTAAGAACGAGTTAGTAAGTACTATTGAATCTAGATTTGAGGAGGCTGAACGTGGTCGTGACTCTGATGAACAACGTTGGTTAGAAGCTTATCATAACTATAGAGGTGTCTATGGTAAGAACGTTAAGTTCCGTGAGAATGAGAAGTCCAGAGTCTTCCTTAAGATCACTAAGACTAAAGTACTTGCAGCTTATGGTCAGCTCATTGAAGCTATCTTTGCCAGTTTTAAATTCCCTATCGCTATCTCTGAGACTAAGATCCCAGAAGGTATTGTTAAAGAAGCACACTTAACTCCTGATATTGAGACAGAAGATAATAGAGGGAATGTAGAAGAAAGTAATAATACAATTGAAGACGATGACTTCTACGGCTATCCTGGAGATGGTCGTGAGTTGAAAGAACGTCCTTCCTCTTTTGATCCTGAAGGTGTCTTCCTCCATGAGTTAGAAGAAGAGTATACTAATCCTCAAGGTGAGGTAGTGTTGGAAGAAGGTAAAGGAGCACCCAATGCACCTATGGCCTATCCTGCAGAACAAGCTGCTAGGAGAATGGAGAAGCTAGTTCATGATCAGATCGAAGAGTCCAATGGTCCTTCTGAACTACGCAGTGCTCTCTTTGAAGCTACTCTCCTTGGTACAGGTGTTATTAAAGGCCCTTTCAATTATAATAAGACATTACACAAGTGGACCACTGATGAAGAAGGTAATCGTTCCTATGAACCTTCCGATGTTAAAGTACCTAGATTAGAGTTTGTCTCTATATGGGATCTATATCCTGACCCCAATGCTAGGAATAAAGAAGACCTTAATTGGTTAATCCAAAGACATAAACTAAATAAATCACAACTACGTGGTTTACTTAAACGTCCTTTCTTTGAGAAAGAAGCTATCCTTGAGTGTATTAAAGAAGGATATAACTATACAAAGAAAGACTTTGAGCATGAGATAGAAACAGATACTGGCTCTAGTGATGTAGGTTCTCTTGATCGTTTTGAGGTCTATGAGTATTGGGGTACAATGGATGCAGAGTTTGTTCGTAGTGCAGGTCTACAAATAGACGATAGTATTGATGACTTGGAAGAAGTTCAGATCAATGCTTGGGTCTGTAATGGTAAAGTTATTCGTCTTGTACTTAACCCTTTCAAGCCCTACCGTATTCCTTATCAGCTCTTCCCCTATGAGAAGAACCCTTATTCTCTCTTTGGTGTAGGTGTAGCTGAGAACATGGATGATAGTCAGCAGATTATGAATGGTCATGCACGTATGGCTATTGATAACCTAGCACTGGCAGGTAACTTAGTATTTGATGTAGATGAATCAGCTCTAGTTCCTGGACAGTCTATGGAGATGCATAGCGGTAAGATCTTCCGTCGTCATGCAGGTATGCCGGGACAAAGTGTATATGGACTTAAGTTCCCCAACACAGCTCCTGAAAACATGCAAATGTTTGATAGGTTTAGACAGTTAGCAGATGAGTCTACAGGTATCCCCTCATACTCTCACGGGTATACAGGAGCTACAGGTATGACACGTACTGCCTCTGGTATGTCTATGCTTATGGGTGCAGCTTCTCTTAACATTAAGACTGTAGTTAAGAACTTGGATGACTTCTTACTTAAACCTTTGGGTGAAGCCTTCTATCAATGGAACATGCAGTTCTATGAAGGAGACTTGAATGTAAGAGGAGATTTGGAAGTTAAGGCTCAAGGTACTAACTCTCTCATGCAGAAGGAAGTACGGAGTCAACGTTTGACTATGTTCTTACAGACAGTACAGAATCCTGCCATTGCACCTTTTGTTAAGATTCCTAGAATCATTTCTGAACTGGCTTATAGTTTAGACCTTGATCCAGAAGAGATTATTAATAGTCAAGATGAGGCAGCCATCTACGCTGAGATCATTGGACTACAGAATGCACAACAACCTCCTCAAATGCAAGGACAAGGACAAAGTCAAGGTCAAGGCGGTGAGATAGGTACAGGTCAAGCTCCTATGCCACAAGAGCAAGGCTTTAGTGGTAATATACCTCAATGAACCAAGAACTAGGACGTATTGCAGCAATTGTTAAGTCTCCTAGTTGGCATAGACTAAAGGAATATTTACTAGAGAAAGAGAACAATGCTATACAAGACATGGCCCGAACCTTAGAAGTTAATAGTATCTATGAAGCTAGAGGCCGATACAAGTTAATACAAGAGATGTTACGTCTAGAGAACATTATCCTAGAAAGTAAATCTTAATTTTCACAAGATTATAATAGTCTACTTTTGCTGTTATAGTCTTTCATCCTAACGCTACCCATTCTGAATCAATGGCACGTTAGTTTCTCCAACCCCTTAAAGCTACCCTTATTAATATTATAAGGCCCTATATAGAGGTATATTATTATGATTCAATTTAACTCCATGAATAACGCAGCAGAGCTTGATAAAGGTGATGCTAATCCTTATAACTCTAAGAAAACTTGGGACGGGACTACTAAAGAAGTAGAACGCGGTCTTCAAGGTGCTAACGATAGTTTAGCTTATGTGACCCCTAAGAAAGAGAATGTTGCTATCTCTACTCCAGAAGGAATGGTACCTCTAGATGGAAATTCTTCGGCTACTCCACAGGCAGACGAAACGGAAGATACTCAAGTATATAATAAAGTAGATTATAAGAAACGTTATGATGATCTAAAAAAGCATTACGATAGTAAGCTTAATGAATGGAAGTCAACTGAGCAGTCTTTGAAGGCTGACATTGCTACTACTCAACCTAAGTTTACAGCCCCTAAAACCCCAGAAGATCTGGCTACTTTTAAGGAACAATATCCAGATGTCTTTGACGTTATTGAAACTGTAGCTCATAGTCGTGCAGAAGAACAAGTACAGGACCTAACTAGCAAAGTCAATCAATTGACAGAACGCGAACAGAAAATCGCAAGTAAAGAAGCTGAACAAGAACTGCTAAATCTTCACCCCGATTTTAGAACTATTCGAGATGACACTGCTTTCCACGATTGGGCCAAAGCCCAGCCTGAAGTAATCCAAGAATGGGTCTATAACAATAATAACGATGTCACTTTGGCATCACGAGCTATTGATCTTTATAAACGAGATAGTGGACTTAATACAGAATCAACGCAAGAAAGTACACAAGTTAGCCCGACACAAACCTCAGCCCTACAGGATTCTAGAGGATCTGCCGCAGATGCCGTTCAAGTATCTAAAGCTACTGCAGGACTACCAACTAACTCAGGACCTAAGATCTGGTCTAGAGCTGAGATAGCTGCTTTACCCTCACATGAGTTTGAACGACTTCAACCTGAAATCGATAAAGCTTTTGTAGAAGGGCGTATTGCAGCGTAAAGAAGTAATTAATAATATAACCTATAACAACTATAAGGAGTTTTAACTATGGGTATTGAAACTGGTGCTAGTATGAACTTTGACCCCGCGGTCTCAGGTAATACTAATTCTTTCTGGATTCCAGAACTATTTTCTAACAAGGTACAGGTTGCTTTCCGTAAGGCTTCCGTAGCAGAGGGTATTACTAATACCGACTACTATGGTGAGATCTCACAGTATGGTGACACTGTTAATATCATTAAAGAACCACAGATTGGTACTTCTGATTACACTCGTCATGCTACTCTGTCTGGTACAGATCTGACGGATGAAGAGCTAGTCCTCACTGTGGATCAGGCTAAGTACTTCCAGTTTGTAGTTGATGATCTTGAGAAGCGATTCTCTCATGTCAACTGGCAGCAGATTGCAGCAGATAACGCAGGTTATAAGCTAAAAGATGCTATGGATACTAACGTACTGACTGCTATGTTTGCAGGTGCTGCTACCTCTTTGGGTGGTGATACTGTGGATGCTGCTGATACTAACTACGATGGTACAGGCCCTATCGATCTACTAGGATCTGATGGTACTGGTCTTGATCCTGTAGACGTAATGGCACGTATGGCTCGTACTTTGGATGATGCCAATGTTCCAGAGGAGAATCGTTGGTTCGTAGCGAAGCCTGAGTTCTATGAGCAGCTTGCTAAGACTAACTCTAAACTGATGTCTGTTGATTATAATCAGGGTGAGGGTGGTCTTCGTAACGGTCTAGTAGCTTCTGGTCAGGTACGTGGATTTAAGATGTATAAGTCCAACAACATTCCTGCTACCACTAACGCTACTGGTCAGTGTCTTGCTGGTCACTTGAGTTCTACCGCAACTGCAACTGCTCTATCTACTGTAGAGACTGTACGTTCAACTACCTCTTTCGAGGACATTGTTCGTGGTCTTATGGTTTGGGGGAGAAAGGTCTTGCGTGACGACGCTCTCGTTAAGGGAATTTACACAATAGATTAGGAGTAATCTAGCCCCTCTTCGGAGGGGTTTTCCTTTATTATATTTATGATATATTATAACATTCAGGTATAATCCTTCCTATGAAAATATGTATAAAGTGTAATAAAGAAAAAGAACTAGAAGAATTTAATAAGCATCCTAGAATGAAGGATGGACATATAAATAAATGTAAACTATGTGAGGCAGAATATAAACGTTTACATTATAAAAGTAATAAAGAACAATATAAAACTAATCACAAACATTGGCAAGAAGAAAATAAAGAATACTGTAAAGGATATAAGAAGCAGTATGCTGAAGATAATGAAGGGCATTTAAAAGAATATCGAGCTGCTTGGTATCAAGATAATAAACATCGGGATTCTATTAAAGCCAATAGAAACAAAGCCAAAGCCAAACGAAGAGCTACAAAATTACAAGCAACTCCTATATGGAGTAATATAGAATTTCAACAATTGGTAATTGAAGAAGCATATCAGTTACGAATTCAAAGAACAAAAGAAACAGGTATAGTATGGCACGTAGATCATATTATTCCTCTACAAGGTGAAAAGGTTTGTGGGTTACATGTAGCAGAGAACTTACAAGTAATCACAGCATTAGAGAATAAGAGGAAGAATAATACCTATCATGTCTAGAACATATTTAGAACTTACCAATGAGATCTTAGCTGAACTCAATGAAGTTAAACTTACATCTTCTAACTTCGCCAGTGTTACAGGTGTACAAGCCTATGTTAAAGAAGCAATCAATAGAGCTTATAGTGACATTGTCAATGAGAATCCAGGAGCTCCTTGGCTCTTAACAAACGATGCTCAAGATGATGATACTTCTGAATATGGTAACTACTTTGTAGACTCCGTAGTTGGACAGCGTTGGTATTATCTTAAGAACCATTCTAGTGGATCTTCAGGCACTACTCCTGACTTTGGTAGAGTAGATTGGAATAATTTCTATCTAACTACAGATACAGTAGGTACTTGTTCTATTACAGGTGTATGTTCCAACGTATCCTATACCACTCCCAATACTTGCATATCTAATGATGCTACTTGGACTGATTATAATTATCAATCTAAATGTGAGGACAATGCAGGTACATGGACAGATACACACACAGCTCCTTTCATTAGAGAGAATGTAGCTTACATTTCCTTTGAAGAGTGGAAGGACCACTATAGAGAAAGTGATGATAACGCTAAAGACAATGCTTCTTACAGTGAGCCTGTCAGAGTTATTATGAATCCAGATGGTCGTAGGTTCGGTCTCTCACCTTTACCAGATAAAGTATATCGTATATTCTTTACAGCTTGGAATCAGTTCCAACGCTTAATAGCCTATGATGATACTCCTTTGTTCTCAGAGCAGTGGACTTCTGTTCTTGTAGCTAAGGCTAGACAGTCGGCTTATATGTTTAAGGATCAAACATCTTTGTCTCAACTCTCAGGTCAGGATTATAAGAGAGGCTTAAGAAATTTGAAAGAGTTCTCAGGGAACCAGCAATTCGATTCCATGTCTGATGATAGGGTGAGATACTAAGATGCCTTTACAAGGAGTTACTATTCCTTTAAGTGGGGGGTTAGACTTAGCTTCCTCAAGCTTTGATCTGCTCAATACTCCAGGAGCTGCTACTCGGTTAAAGAACTTTGAGTCTTCTACTTTTGGTGGATATCGTAGGATATTAGGTTATCGTAAGTTCGTAAAGAGTACTATCCTTTCTATTAATGTAATAGAAGGAGGCTCAGGTTATACCTCTGCCCCCAATGTTGTTATCTCTGATCCTGAAGATAGAGGTCAAGGAGCTTCTGCCACAGCAGTACTTACAGGAGACATAGTCACTTCCATAGTTGTAGATACTGCTGGTAGTGGGTATGAGATCATTCCTACTGTTTCATTCTCAGGTGGAGAAGGGGTAGGTGCTACAGCCACTGCAGTTATCTCCACTGCCTCTACACCTACAGGCTTTGATACTACTATATTAGGTGTCTATCCTTACCACGATGGTGTTATGGCTGTACAAAGTACTGGTATTTACTTTAGCACTGATGGAGCTACATGGCTACAGGTTAATAAAGATAATGCCTCTACAGGTTTAACTCAAGCTAACTTAGATCTTGAACCTGCTTTAGTCAGAACATCTCAGGCTAAGTCAACCTTTGAGAGATATGAAGGCTCCTATGAGAATGATGCAGTAACTATTGGTGATGGTATTAATAACTTAGCTCACTTCTATATTACAGATGTGGGTGGTACACGTAAGTATTATTATCAAGAGCTAACTACTATAGGTAAGTATCAAGACATCTTCTTAGAGCGTCTAGTAGTGGCTGGTGATCCTACTAAACCTAACTATGTAACTTGGTTTGATAGGTATTCTAACTCAGTCAATACTGGAGCTAGTGCTGGTGAAGTAGATGTTGGTGATGTAGTCACAGGTATTAAAGTATTCCGTAATAAACTTATTATCTTCGCTAAGAAGAGTATCCACCAACTACAAGGTTTAGATGATGGTCCTTCTCTTACTCCTATCTCAAGGAACATAGGTTGTATTGATGGTAATAGTATTCAAGAGATTGGTGGTGATCTAATCTTCTTAGCACCTGATGGTTTTAGAAATATTGCTGGTACTTCTAACATTGATGATATCTCTCTAACGAATTTGTCTCATAAGATCTTACCTCGTATTAGAGACATCGTAACTAACATCACTACTTATGATATAGACTCTACAGTATTGAGAGATAAAGATCAATATAGGTTCTACTACACAGACTCAACTAAAGCAGATAAGCTTCAAAAAGGTTTGACAGGTACTCTTAAGGCCTCACTTGAAGGTGGTATGTATTGGGAGTGGTCTGATATTGAAGGTATCCCTGCTTACAGTGTTAATACTTCCTATGACTCAGACAAGCTAGAGCAGTCATACTTGGGTGATTATAATGGAAATATTCATAGGCATGACCAAGGTATCTCATTTGATGGTTTAAATATCTCTGCTGAATATAAGACTCCTGATATTGCTTATGGTGATATAGGTATACGTAAGACTCTATATCAACTTAAGTTATCTATTAAACCAGAGGGTACTCAAGCTACCTCTGAGATCTACATGAATATTAGATATGATTATGAAGATCCTAGTATTCAACAGCCTTCAAGTTATTATTTAGGTGATCTACTTAGTCCTGCTTTATACGGCTCTGCAGTGTACGGCACATCTAAATATGGTTCTCCAGACACGCCTGTAAACTCAGTAAACATTGAAGGATCAGGTTTCAGTAATAGTTTTAGATTCTTCTCAAAAGATATTAGTGATCCTTATAATATTCAAGGATTATACGTACAATTCCTAGCTAACGGAAACAAATAATATGACAGTTGCTAAAGGTTATACAAGACAAGAGAGTTTTGCTGATGGTGATACAATAACGGCAGATCATAGTAATAATGAGTTTGATCAACTAGCTACAGCTTTTGAGAGCTCTAGTGGACATACACATGATGGTACTACAGCAGAAGGCGCTCCTATTACTAAGGTAGGCCCTACTCAAGATATTATTGTATCAGGTACTAAAGTAGAGCCTAAGACTACCAATGCTATTGATATAGGTTCGACTACTCTTAAGTTTAAGAATGGTTACTTTGCAGGTACGCTTACCACAGCTAGTCTAGTTATTGGTAGCGCCTCTGCTATCACTGATGTAGATATTGATCTAGCCAGTGTTAGTGCTAGTGATGATACCTTGGCCAGTGCTAAAGCCATTAAGACTTATGTAGATGCTCAAGTAACTGTACAAGATTTAGATATTGCTGGTGATACAGGTACAGACTCTATTGATCTTGATAGTGAAACTATTACTTATGCTGGTGGTACTGGTGTAGATACAGTGGTCACTACAGATACAGTCACTATTAATATTGATAGTACAGTAGCTACTCTCATAGGGTCTCAGACTCTTACTAATAAGACCATTGACGTAGACTCTAATACTGTTAGTAATATTGAAGTGGATAACTTTAAAGCTACATCAATCGTTATTGAGTCTGAAGGTATTACAAGTAATGACAATGATACTACTCTACCTACAAGTGCAGCAGTTAAAGATTATGTAGATACCGTAGCCAATACACAAGACCAAGCTTCTGAGATTACTTATAGTAATACTACAAGTGGGCTTACTGCTACAGATACTCAAGCTGCTATTGATGAGGTAGAAGGTAGGGTAGATACCTTAGAGACTATTGATCATACACATAGTAATAAAGCAGTACTTGATGCTACCACTGCCTCCTTCTTAACCGCGGATGAAACTAAGCTAGATGGTATTGAGACAAGTGCAGACGTAACAGACACAACCAACGTAACCGCTGCTGGCGCACTGATGGATAGTGAAGTAACTAACCTTGC